CTCATTTGGATTTACTTAGATTAAACTAGTATTTAACTGATATAGTATATGGTAAAATCACTCTAGCGTCAACTGAATTTTCTTGTTAATATATAGTTTTAGAACATTGAGGAAATTTATGACCCTAGTACCAATGGTAGTTGAATCTACAAGCAAAGGCGAACGTGCCTATGACATTTATAGTAGACTGTTGAAAGAAAGGATCGTTATGTTAAACGGTCCTGTAGAAGATCACGTGTCTAATCTTATCGTAGCCCAGCTGCTATTTTTAGAATCAGAAAACCCAGACAAGGACATTAGCCTGTTTATTAATTCACCAGGCGGTCTAGTCACTGCTGGACTGGCTATCTATGATACCATGCAGTTTATCAAGCCAGATGTGGCTACCTATGTGATGGGTCAGGCCTGCTCTATGGGGTCATTCCTTGCCCAAGCAGGAGCCAAAGGTAAACGTTATGTGCTGCCAGAAAGCCGCACTATGATTCACCGTGTTAGTTCAGGTACTCCGGGAACCAAAGGCAGTGTTCATGTACAGGAACTACAGTTCGAAGATGCCAAACGCAGTTTCGAAGAAAGCCAAAGAATCAATCAGCGACTAACTGAGCTGTATGTCAAACACAATACCGCAGGTAAGACCTACGAAGATATGTTTGAAACTATGAAGTTCGACACTTTCTTGTCAGCTCAAGAAGCTGTAGAATGGGGACTAGCTGATAAAGTTGTGGAGAAGAGATAATGAACTTACAACAACCAGGTAAGATAGAAAAGGGTTGGGGATTCGAAGTTCTGTGGGCCAACAACGATAAGTTTTCAGGTAAGTTGTTGGTGTTTACCAGAGCTGGTGCTAAAACTTCTATGGTGTTCCATAAAGAAAAACGCAAGAGTTGGTTTGTCAACGCTGGTAAATTCAAGCTGACGTTTATCGACACACAGACCGGTGAAATCAAAGAAGCTGTGTTAGAAGAAGGTAAGACTGTGGATCTCGCTGAACTAGGCCCACATCAACTAGAAGCCCTGGTGCCCAACAGCGTGATGTTCGAAGTCGGTACACCGGACTATGTTGAAGATCGTTTTAGACTTGGACCTGGTGATACTCAAACGATGAGCGCAAAGCAGCAATAAGATCTTCGATCATTCCATCATCGTGGAATGGCGTAGGAGCGAATCTTAATCTTTCTGTGCCCACTGCTACTGTTGGGTAGTTAATGGGCTGTACATAAATGTTGTGTTCATTTAACAGTGTATCCGAAACTGCCTTACACTTTTTAGCGTCACCGATCAACACAGGAACGATGTGAGTAGTTGAACACTCCATGACATGAATACCGTTGTGATTTAATCTATATTTGAGTTTACGAGCACGTTCTTGATGTTTTTCTCTGATCTCGTTGTGTTCTTTTAGATACTTTACCGCTGCCATAGCACCGGCACAGGCCACAGGGCTCATGCTAGTAGTAAAGATAAATCCAGCGGCCACAGATCGAACAGCATCTATGATCTTAGAGTTAGCAGCTACATATCCGCCCTGTACACCGAATGCCTTGCCTAGCGTACCGTTGATAAAGTCTATGCGATGTTCTAGACCCAGTTCTTCAACTTTGCCGCCACCGCGGGCACCGTAGAGTCCTACAGCGTGTACTTCGTCGATATAGGTTATTGCCTGATATTTGTCTGCTAGATCACAGATACCTTGGATGTCACCTACATCACCATCCATGGAATATACCGACTCAAATATTATACAGGGAGTCTGTCCTGCGATTTTTACAGAAGCTAATAGATCTTCTAGATGATCTAGATCATTGTGTCGGAACACAGATTTAGAAGCTCTGCTGTGCTGTATGCCTACGATGAGGCTGTTATGATTATTTTCGTCGCTGATAAAATGTATGTTGGGTATGATCTTGCTCAAAGCTATCAGGGTCCACTCGTTGGCCACATAGGCTGAACTGAACAGCAGCGCAGATTCCTTTTTATGTAAAGTAGCCAGTTCATGTTCTAGGGCCACGTGATAGTGACTGGTTCCGCCGATATTTCTAGTTCCGCCAGATCCTGATCCAGTTTGATCTAGTGCAGTATGCATGGCATCTATAACTACTTTGTGTTGGCCCATACCTAGATAATCGTTTGAACACCAGTTCACGATGTTTTTGATATTATAAGGACCGTACCATATAGCGTTAGGAAAATCTCCACGCTCACGCACGATGTCGTTAAAAACACGATATTTGCCGGAATTTTTAAGGTCCTGTAGCAGGGACTCGAATGGTTTAAGATCTATCATAAACTTATTTAACACGATAAATATTATCACTATGGACATAATCAAAATCAACGTACCCGCCTTTATACGATTAATCGAGCTAGCTCGAGAAGAGGTCAAAAACGATGCTGATCTACACGATCTAGCAGAAATCGTCACCAAAATCAGCCAGGAGGAAGTGGTTACAATGGATCATTATCAGACCATCGTCAACTACATGAAGACCCAAGGCACCACTGACGAACTAGCACAGATACGCAAACTAGGTGGCATGAAGTAATGGCTGCAAACGGAATATCAGAATTAGCAACCAAAGAGCTGCGTCAAAAAGCCAAATTAGACTTGGCTGCTACAAATAGAGCAGCACAGGGTAATCCTAGAGCAACCTACGATATAGCACAGTTACCAACAAAATACAATGGTAATGGACTAACAGACAATCCCAATACAGGTGGACTAGTTGACGGTCGTCCTTGGACAACAACTGACCCTGATACTGAAATCACAGTTATTGAAGAATCGGAAACTGGTGCTACATTGATCCTGAACTTGGATAGTCGCAACATCAACAGCCTACCGAGAACGGCATCACCATCAACTTGGTTTGATCTAACTGACAATAACAACGATGCCACAATCTACGGTGGAAACATTGCCTATGGATTACAAGGTGGACAGTACTGTGCTGTATTCCCTGGTGGTGATGCCAACTATGCTCAGGCTCTAAGTGGAGTATATTTTGACGGCAACTCATTTACTGTACAGAGTTGGGTCTATGTCACTGCTGTAGGAAACTGGAACCGTATCTTTGACTTTGGTAATGGCGCTAATTCCAACAACATCTTGTTGTCCAACACATTTGGCACTACAGGCAAACCTGGCATCTATATTGAGGGCTCACAGTTCCAATCAACCTATCCTGGATCTAGCACAGTATTATTAAACGCTTGGCATCAGATCTGCTGTACATTTACACGCAACACCAGTGGTAATACCAATCAAGGCATTGCTAGAATCTATATAGATGGACAGCAGTATGGTTCAGGCACAACCAGTATACCAGTGAACGTGACAAGAAACAACTGCTTTATTGGCAAATCAAACTGGGGCAATCCACCAGATCCAAACATGCAGGGTGGTATTGGTAGCCTACAGATTTACAACGGTGCCCTAACAGACGCAGAAATGTTAAGCAATTATAACACAACCAAATCCTACTACGGACTATAAAGAGAGAACACATATGAAAATGAGTGACATACTAAGAGACCTAGCTGAATTACTAGATCAACATCAAGGGCAAGGCGCCGATATGAGTCAGAACATGACTCAGCAGCGCATGACCCCAGTTAAATCCGTCGAGCCAGAGTTAGACGATGAACCACTCATGGTGCCGCCCTTACAGGCCAAACTAGAAATACTGAAAAAGTCTGAAGGTTTGCCTAGCGTCTATGACAATGAAGGCGATGATGAGTTGGCAGCTATCAAGAAGAACGCAGGACTCACAGCCGCACAACAAGAAGCCGCAGAAGACAACGATATTGTAGGATAACAAGATGGCCATTTATGATCTTTGGTTGAGCCGCAACAACGGTCCTACCGTTGACAACTATGTTGGACATGCTGGCAGATTGTTTTATGATTCTGCTGAGAGAGTATTAAGAATCAGCGACGGTACAACTGCTGGCGGTGAAGTGTTTAGCGGCTTGATCACAGTCGCAAACACTGAACCTACTGATAACTTTCAAGGACAGGTTTGGCTTAACCCAACTGATTCTGCTCTAACTGTCTATCACGATGGCAACTTTATTTCTACTATCAATGTTGCTACATCAACTAAACTAGGTGGTATCAAACTGGGCCCAGGCGTCACTGTTAACGGTCAAGGACAGATCATTATTGATTCTGCAGGTTTAGATTTTAGCTTTGGCGATCTTGCTTCTACCACAGGTACATACGATGATTCAACTTCCTACGCCGTTTTATCTACAATTAATCCTGACGAAGATTTGTATTTGGTATCTAACGGCAGTGGAAGTATCGATGTCGTTGGCGAATTTAACGTATACAAAACTGATGGTGATGTAGAAGGAGCCATTTCAGTCCCCCCAATCTTCACTGTAAAAGGCGATGGACAGATACGAATGTTAGTGCCCGGAGCAGACTCAGCAGAAGGTGCATTAAGTATCATCGGCGGACTAGACGGAGTATTCCAGGCACCTATTAATACTGGAGTTATGCTTCACATCACAGGTATTGCCGGAACACCTGGAGTTCCTTCTAGAGTGTATAATGACGCACAGAATGCCTTTGCGGCCTTTGTTGCTCGCAGATACAACAACACCGCGGCAAGCCCTTCAGCAGTATTAGCCAATGAAGAGATCATGCGTCTCAGCGGCACAGCACACAACGGCACTGACATTCCAGGCACAGCCAATCAGCGTATTGTCTATGTAGCTCGAGGCAATCAAACAATCAGCAACCAAGGTGGTGCTATTGAACTATGGGCTACACCCCTAAACTCTATCACACTGGCCAAAGTAGCCACAGTGGACAGCACAGGTATTATACTTGAATCAGGCAAGGCACTAACAGGCAATGTTACTGGTAATGCTAGTACAGCAACTTCAGCCGCTACGCTAACAACAGCACGAAACATCAATGGTGTTAGTTTTAATGGCAGTGCCGACATTACAGTCACAGCCAATACTACTAACGCTCTGACTATTGGCACAGGCCTAAGTGGCGCAAGTTTCAATGGTAGTTCAGCAATTACTATTGCATTGGCTACAGGGTATGGTGATACACAAAATCCTTATGCCAGCAAGACAGCCAACAATTTCCTAGCTGCACCAAATGGATCTAATGGGGCTCCAACATTTCGTGCCATCGTTGCCGCAGACATACCTACACTAAATCAAAATACTACAGGTTCAGCCGCTACGCTAACAACAGCACGAAACATCAATGGTGTTAGCTTTAATGGCAGTGCTGACATCACGGTCACAGCGGCTGCTGGTACACTGACTGGAAACACGTTAGCATCAGGAGTAACAGCAAGTAGCCTAACATCAGTAGGCACATTAGGTAGCCTAACAGTCACAAACCTAGTCACTGCTAAAAACTATAGTGGGCAGGTTCGCAACCTTGGCACAATCACTGCTGGTGCCGGCACAGAGATTACCATAGACTTTGCCACAGACCATATGGTTCGCTTTAACTATAGCACTGAACCAGTACAGGTAGCATTTACTAACTATTCAGCGGGTAAGACAGTAACCTTGATTGCTATCAATACTAACGCGGCTAACCGCCAACTTCAAATAGGTGTCGCCACTGCCAACGCACAGGGCGCCGCTACATTAGATATTAATGGTGATACTACTGGCATAGTGACCTACTACTGTACAGGTACCACAGTTGATGATGTATTTGCCAGCACGGTATATGTTATATAAGGTTTATAATGTATAGAAAATATATCAACATAGTAGAAGCTGCCAACAAAGGTTGTCCCATTGCCACACACGACATCGATACTAATCTAAAGAATCGTCAGAAGGCTATAGACGAATATCACTACGGTCCTGCCAATCCCGAAGCGCCAGAATCATATTGGAAAGATGCGGCCCGTCGTTGGAACATCACAGAAAAGACTGCTAAGACAATGAAGTGCGGCAACTGTGCGGCATTTGATGTATCAGACAAGATGTGGTCTTGTATTGAAGCAGGTATCAAAGGTGACGAAAAAGCCGCAGATGCTATGGCAACTATTCACAAATCAGATTTAGGTTACTGTAACTTTTTACATTTTAAATGCGCTGGTACACGTAGTTGTACAGCGTGGGTCACTGGAGGAGCGATAGATGACAAAGACAGAACAATATGAATTTAAATGTAACCACTGCGGACATCCCGCACATTGTGGACACGGTTGCGTAGACGAAACCTGCGATCACTGCCCAGAGTGTGCCTGTGTACACTGTCAAGCAGCCGTTGATCACGAAGAATAATGTTTCGAAGACATCAAGTAACACTGATGTCAAACCCCAGCTGTAGTAATCCAGTGGTAGATTTAAACTCTGAAGATTTTCGATACTACGACAAAGACGGGTTTGAACTTAATCTAGCAGAACAGAAGTTTTACGCTGCTATGTGTCTACCTATTAATTACCCTTGCCTAAATCATACCTGTTGGCAAGAACCTTGGTTTGAACTCGAGTCTTCAAATTTTAATATTATTCTGGATCACGCAGTATTCCTTTGCCGATGCAGCTATGAAGGAGAAGCAGAAGAGCAGCTTAAAGAATTAAAAAGATCTGTACCCACAGCAGATTACCTATTAAGAACCCGTCGTAAGTGGGGATTTGATTTCGCATTAGATGCTGTCTCAGAATCGAGAACGGTCTACGAAGTGCTTCATGTAGAATACGACAACTATGACTACGAAGAATTTAAAAATCGCATGATCTGTTTTGAGTATATGATCAGGCACACTGACTGGCGAGATGCTGCTAAACGAATCTGGGAGCAGAAGGATCAGTGGCAAAATCTACAGGGCTTTGACCAAAATAACTGGAAAGCTCAGTATTTGATAGGCTGGAACAAAGCTGAATATACGGAAAAGACCGTATAAATATAGTATCTTATTAAGGACAGATCATGAAATTCTATGTATTTTTAGCTCTAGCCATAGCGATTATAGTACCAGCTCAAGCACAAAAGATGCCCAAGGGTGTGACCTATGATGCGCAGGTTTTAAGAGTAAGTGATGGCGATACTATTGTTATTTCAGCACCATTCCTGCCACAGCCTCTTAAACCAGAGTTAGCAGTAAGAATATTTGGAGTTGATACTCCGGAAAAGGGACACAGAGCTCAATGCCCAAGCGAAGATCAGAGAGCACAGCTAGCCAGCAAATTTACCACACAGCTAATACAACAGGGTGGAAAAATTCAAGTCACTATCTACGGATGGGACAAGTTCGGGGGCCGTGTACTAGGAGATATCATAGTCAACGGACAGAGTGTTCGTATGGGATTAATCCAGAATGGTCTAGCCCGTGAATACTACGGTGAAGCAAAACAATCTTGGTGTAATTAATGAAATCATTCAGAGACTATCTCAAAGAGTCGGGTTGGCTAACCAGTGCTGATTCAGTCTCTGAAGAAGATAAGAAAAAAACACAGACTAAAACCAAAGACCAAGACACAGACTGGAGTGGTCTCGACGATCTGTTTAAGGACAAGGCCGACCAACCACTGAGCACAGTAGACAGTCCTAAAAGAGACGACGGCGACGATCAAACACAGCAGGATCGTGATCTACGTAAAAAAGCCAGCCAGAGAGATACTCTGCGTGCCACATCGAATATTACTCCAACAGATCGTATGCGTGACATGTTGAGCCGTATGAGAGATATCGAAGCAGATGATGAAACAGAATATCCTGCTCCCGAAGAACCAGAGAATCTACCCAGTACTAGAGTAAACACAGAAAATTTACCAGCTGTGGCCGGAGAACGTCTACAGGCCGCAGGAGTACAGGATCCTACTTTTCACAAAGTGGCTAACCTACCAGGAAATATGAGTCGTGCTATCCGCACACTGGGCAAAGCACTGTTCCGAGAGTTTACCCGCACTCCCACAGAGGACGTTTGGATGATAGGAAATTTGGGAGGACAAGGGCCAAATACCAATGCTGAAGTAAACGCAGTGGCGGGATTCCTTAGAGATCAAGGGGAAGATGTCAGCACAGGTGACATAGATTTCGACAGTACAATACCGGGATACACCGCAGATATTAGGCAGTATTCAGCAGGTGGCATACGTTGGCTAGTGGTCATGGATGAATTTGGCAAATATATCTATACTTGGCCTGAGGGAGACAGCGTACAAAGTCGTGCTGCAGATAGATTAGAAAGACCAGGGCGAGAGGAACCTCGCAGGATTGGAAGATAAATATCATTATGCGTCCAGAATCATATAAATTAATCGCGGAAATGTTTGAAACTTTCGTCAAGGAAGACAGTTCTGCTATAGGAATGATCGGCAGTCTTGCCGGCGGCAAAGCTGTAGCTCAAAAACTACACAAAGACATGGGACTAGCTCATAATCAAGAGTTTAAGGAAGTTCCTAAGATCGCGTGGAGCGATCTTAAAGACATGTATCGTGGAGGTTGGGTGCTTATCAAAGGCGTCAAAGGTGCCGGCGCTATTCGTTCTCGAAGCGGATCATACGAATCGGTGGCTGTAAATCCTGAAACTGGCACTGTAGATACTTTTCAAGACAGTCGAGGCGGCAATAATCTAGATTTCTTAAAATCACACATTGGTAAACTGGTAGGATTTTATGTAGGTCGAGATACAGGTAAAAATGCCGAACTAAAGAGAAAACGCTCAGATGACAAAGCCGGATCGCAGGTAGGTCAAGTCACACAAGAAACACTGATTAAAAAATTCAAACCTCTTTGGCTCAGGTCGATGAGGGCAGCTGAAGCAGATGTCAAAGGCATGATTGCTACGATGATCAAAAACGATGCCTATGACAAAGCAGAAAAAAAATTAAACATTGTAAAATCTCTACAACGTGCTTCAGAAGCTATGGAGATGGGAGAATTAGATTCTACTCCTGAATGGTTACAGAGATCTGTATCAAACGCTATCCTAATGGCAGCTAGCCATCACTATCCCGAAGAAACTGGGGAATTACAGCGTTCGGGTTATGGTCGAGCAGGACTCAGCTCACAGCGCAGCGAAGGTCCTCAAAAATTATTGAAAGACATTTCTGAAGGTGATACAGCTAAACTAGGCACTGTCCTGGGATTTTTCAAAAGGAATTTGATCACA